CCCCGGCCATCGCCGGGAGCCTACTCCGCGAGGACTTGGAGCATCGGGATTTCGCCGAGTTGGTCAGCCGACGCATGCGCCAGCGGGCGATCGACCTGTTCGATGTCGCCAAGGTCGGGGCGCAGTGGCGCGAGTTCCTCGGATGACCACGGTCTTGATGGACTACCACCACAACGACCTCTGGGAGTCGATGGAGCTGCTCGCCAAGCGGCTCGGCTGGGCGCTGTTCCGCCCGATCGGGATGGACTGGTTCGACGAGGGCTACTGGAACCACGAGCGCAAGTTCCACGGCGACGCCGTGGCGCGGCAGTACCTCGAGCCGTGGGGCACGGACGAGCCGCGCATCCATGCCGAGCAGGGGGCGTACCCGGGCTGGCTCCGTCTCGACCGCTCGCACGGTCGCTGGATGAACATGCTCACCCTCGAGCAGGCCCGCGACGTCCGGCCCGACATCGTCATCTCATCCCTTGCCCACAACCACGACGGGTTCTCACGGTTCGCGAATGAGGTCGGCGCGACGTTCGGCCTCCAGATCGGCAACGTCCGGTTCTCGGCGCAGGACATGGCCGAGGACCGCTGGGACCTCGCCGCGTTCGGGCTCGTGTCGGGCCTGATGCCGGTCGAACCTCCCAAGCCGCACGTCGTCTACCACCAGGAGTTCTCGCTCGACGACTTCAGGCCGGGTCGCCCTCCTCGGCTCGGCCTCGTCGTCTCGTCCTTCGTCCAGTGCTACCCGCAGGACACGACCTCGTACCAATACTGGCTCCGGGCCGCTGAAACGGCCCCAGAGCACGACTGGCGCGTCTATGGGGCCTATGGCACGGCCGCGCTCGATCGGTTCGCTGCGGGCCACCTGGCCCGCTGTGCGGCGGTCGGGGCCGCGATGCGCGCCTCGGACGTGGCGTGGCACGCGAAACGCTGGTCGGCCGGGTTCGGGCACGTCATCCACAACTGGTTCGCGGTCGGTCGCCCGGTCCTCGGCTTCCACGACTACTACAAGGACCAGCTCGCGGGCCGGCTGTGGGTCGAAGGCGAGACGGCGTGGGACCTCGAGCGCAACGACGTGACGAGCCTCCTGCGTAGGTTCCGCGATGACGAGGACTTCCACATCCGGGCCTGCGAAGCCGCCGCCGCGCGGTTTCGCGAGGTCGTTTCGTACGACGAGGAGGAGCAGGCGATCCGGGACCTGTTCAGCCGGGTCCTGTGAGGGTCCTCGTCCTCGGGACGTGGTCCCACGGCGGCTTCGGCAAGGTCACGGTCGAGCTCTCGACCCGGTTCCTCGCGGCCGGGCATGACATCCGCATCCTCGCGGTCGATCACCGGGGCGAGCCGATCACCGGACCCCTCAACGGACGGGTCTGGCCGGCCTCGATGCTCGGCGGCTCCCACGGGAAGCGAACCGACACCGCGATCGACGGGACGTTCTGGCGGAAACTGGACCCGCGGGACCAGTGGACGCCCGAGGCGGTGCTGGCGATCGAGGACATGTCGGGCCTGATGGCCCGGATGAACCTCGACGGCCAGTTCAACGAGGTCTGGACGAAGGTCCCGATCTGGCACTACTGCCCGATCGAGGGCGACAACCTCCCGCCGTTCTGGGCGAAGATGTGGAGCTTCGTCCGGCCGGTCGCGATGAGCGACTACGGGGCTTCAGAGATCGCGAAGCTCATCGGCACGCCCGTCCCCAGGATCTACCACGGGGTCGACTCCGAGACGTACCGCCCGGCCTCGATCACCGACCCGATCGTCTGGGACGGCAAGCGGCTCGGGACCAAGGACGCCTGCAAGGCGGCGTTCGGGATCAACCCCAAGCGCAAGATCATCCTCCGCTCCGATGCCCTCGTGGTGCGGAAGTTCTACGACCGGCTGATCGCGGCGCTCGTCCCGATCCTGTTCGCCGACCCGGACACGGACGTCCTCCTCCACACCACGGCCTCGCGGGACGACATCGACCTGACCCAGGAGCTCCTGCGGATGCCCGTCCCCCTCCAGGGCCGGGTGAAGATCACCGGGATGCACGACACCTGGGTCGGCCTTCCGACCGAGGGCATGGTCGCGCTGATGAACGCGGCCGACCTGTACGTCTCGACGACAGGCGGCGAGGGGTTCGGGCTCAACCTCGCGGAGTCCCTCGCCTGCGAAGTCCCGGTGGTGGTGACGGACTGGGCCGCCGATGCCGAGGTCGTCGGACCGGGCGGGATCCTCGTTCCACCGCTGACCGACTCGTACGGGGAGCCGGTCCGGTTCCACTCGACGTACGGGATGGACTGGGCCGTGCCCGATCCACGGGGGTTCGTGGAGCCCGTCCTCAACCTGCTCGCCAAGCCGTCCAAGCGCCGGGAGCTCGGAGCCCTCGGTCGTTCACACGTCGCCCGCTTCTCGTGGGACACCGCCGCCGCGGAGTTCCTGACCCTGCTCGAGGACCGACATGAGCTTGCCCGCGCTGGCTGATCTCAAGACGTACCTCGGGCTGACCGGCTCGGGCGATGATGCGCTGATCGCGCAGCTCCTCCCGATCGGGGTCGCGATCGCCGAGCGGGACACCGGCCGGACATTCGCCTCCGGCTCGAACACGGCCACGACGTACTCCACGAACGGGATGGCGATGATCCCGATCCACGACCGGCCGGTGGACGACCCGTCGCGGACGGTGACGTGGAACGGCGCGACCCTCGTCGAGGGCACGAACGCGTGGTTCCTGCCCGACCGGCGGGACCCGCACATCTCGACGAACCTCCAGATCCGGCAGTTCGACACCTCGCGGGCCGACTGGTACAAGGCCGACCCGCAGTGGTTCGACAAGAACCTCGACAACCCGAGGTACCCGGTCGGGTCACCGAACGACCTCATCATCGACGGGATCCTCGGCCACCCCTTCCCTCGGAATGAGGTCTCGGGGGCGATCCTCGTCCTCGACGCCTTCCTGTACTGGCGCGCGAAGTCGGGGGCGACCGGAGCGGCGTTCAGCATCACCGGCGAGAGCGTGTCCCTCGCGGAGACTCCCCCGGAGTACCAGATGTTCGTCCGCAACTGGCGGGTGAACCTCGGGGTCGCATCCGTTGGCTAGGGTGCAGGGTTCCGACGAGCTCCAGGCCCGGCTGAAGGCGCTCGGGAGCACCCAGCTCGTGCTGCGCGAGGCCCAGATCCGCACGGTCCGCGAGGCGAAGCTGCTGGTCCATCGCAAGACCGGCCACCTCGGACGCTCGATCGTCCCGGGTCGGCTCACCAAGGACTCCGCGACGGTCGAGGCCCGCACGCCGTACGCGGCCACGGTCGAGCTCGGGTCGAAGCCGCACGTCATCCGGCCCAAGAAGGCCAAGGTCCTCGCCTGGGGCGGGACTCGCCGGCTGTCGGGGTCGCTGGCGAAGGGCTCCAAGCCGACCCACTTCGCGCGCCTCGTTCACCACCCGGGCACCAAGCCGTACCCGTATCTCGTCCCCGGCGCCAAGAAGGCGCTCGAGGGGTTCAAGGACGCGATCGTGACCCTCTGGAACCGAGCGGCCTAGATGGGTGAGCGACAGGACCTCGTGTCGGGCGTCACGACGATGATGGCGGCGTTCATCTCGGCCAACCCGACGCTGCTCGCGCGCCACTTCCGCACCCGGCCCGAGTCGCTCGTGACGGACTGGCCGTGCTCGTGGCTCGACCTCCGGCCCGAGGACGTCCACTACGACTCCGCGATGCGCGACCGGACGTTCAACCCCTCAATCGTGTTCGTCGCGGGCATGGGCGACAACGACCAGATGATGACGCTCCTCGACTCGATCGTGGACGCGTTCACCGACCACCTCGACTCCTACCCCCACATCCTGACCGGCTCCGCGTGGTCCGATGGCAGGTGGTCGGAGGAGTCGATCCCCCTCAGTGACGACACCAGCACCCCCGGGGTGCGGTGGACGTTCGCGCCGATCCTCTCCAAGAGGGGACGCGCCTAGCTCGCAGCCCGGCCCGCTCTGGGCCGAACAACTCGAAAGCCCCGCACGTCGCGGGGCTTTTTCGTGCCCGGAGAGAAAGGGAACAGGCCCGTGGCTCAAGGCTTCACACGGTTCCGGGAGCTCCAGATCGGGAAGCAGAGTGTCATCGGCACCGCTGTTCCCACGACCCGGACCCTCCCGTACCGCTCCGTCGTCGTCCTCAACCCCAACCGCACCGATCCCGATGTCGACGTCGGGTCGCTCGACCCGATCATCGCCCCGTACGCCACGGCCCAGGACGTGACGATGAGCGGGGCGGCCGGCCCGCTGACCTTCGACGACCTGGCGATCCGCCTGTCGGCCGGGATCAAGGGCGGCGTCTCGCCCACCGGCAACGGCGTGGCCGGCTACACCTGGACCTTCCAACCGGCCTCGCTCACCGCCGACTCGTTCGACTACTACACCGTGGAGTCGGGCGATGACACCGCCGAGTCGGCCGGAGCCGGGATCAACGGCTTCGGCGGAGTCGTCAACCAATTCGCCCAGACGATGCCCGAGGACCTCGGTCCGTGGACCGTCTCGGACGACTGGGTGTTCTCGGGCGCGGTGTTCGGCAACAAGACCTCGTCGGTCACGGTCGACGCCAACCCGAAGTTCGCGTTCGGCGCGGACACCTCGTTCTACCTCGGCACCGCCGCCGGCGCGATCGGGGCCACCCAGCTCGTCGACGCGGTCCGCGGGGCGAGCCTGACGATCAACAACAACCTCGACCTGAAGCGCTACGCGAACGGCTCGAACACGCGCTTCCAGCTCGGCGCGTACGGCCGCGGGCCGCGCACGATCGAGCTGACCCTGACCGTCGAGAAGACGACCGCGACGATCGCGGAGGCGGCCACCCTCGACGACACCCCCGTCCCGAACCGCTACATCAAGATCTCGTGCAACTCGACCGAGAACGCGGGGTCGGGCGGGACCAAGGCGAAGTTCGACTACTTCCTGCCGGTCCGGCTGATCTCCGTCACCGACGGCGCGATCGGCGGCAACGCCAACTGGACGTTCACGTACCACGGCTTCTACGACGCGACGGCTGGCTATGCCTTCAAGGCCGTGGTCATCAACAGCCTGTCCGCCCTTCCGTGATCGGCTGACCCTC